AGTTAATATTATTTATACACTACATATATTGAAAGTCAAGTAGAATATTTCGAATCTTTTCATTTTTTTGTAAAAAAGAATTTTTTAGAATTTTAAGAAAAACGAATCTCTCCGCAACTTTTTTCACTTTTTTTCTATTTTACAGAGTGAATCGGGAAAAATCAAGAACTAAAACTTTATTTTACCAAGTCTTAGATTTATTATTCCGTTGTAATATTCTTCTTTAATTAAAACTTCTCTATCAAATTGTTCTTTTGCTTCAAAATATGCCATTTGACTTTTATTCTCGCAAAATTTTATAATTTCAAATGAAAAATTTTCGATACCAAATTTTTTAATATCTTCGTTTAATTCTTTGGAACTTCCCGTGTATGTTTTCCAATCTGTTTCTTTAATTGAAATTCTTCTATTAATTTTACCTTTTAAAGGTTTACGTTTTAATTTTGTTAGAATTTGCTTTTTTCCAACATACATTCTACCATTTGAATTATTTGTAATAATGTAGATAAATCCATAAGGATTTTCAGGAATATCTAATTTTGTAGTCCAATGACCTAAATCTTTCATTTAACAATTTAAGATTTCTTTTTAGATTTTCTAGGCTTTTTATTAGTAATATCCATTTTAGCATTTCTTCTATATAATTTGCCTCCTTTAGGAATTACAAAACTACCAGTATTATAAGAATCTGTATTACCAACAGCACCACCAGTATCGCCATAGCCAATATCATTTCCAAATATATAACCACCAGCTAATAAGGTTTCCATCAAATAATTATAATATTCATTAAATTTATCCATTGAAATATAAGGTTTGTATGATATTATTTATATTATGGACTTATATAATAAGTATGTTAATGAATTAAAAGAGGATTTTATCCTCAATAGCATTAATATAAAGGAAGTTTTATATAGACTTCCTTCCAAGAAACATTTTTGGTCAGCAAGATTAGTAAATCATAAAATTGAAGTGCAAAAACTTAAGAAAGTTAAAACAAAACTTTTAACAATGCACAAAGATGAAAAGAAGTCTCCAATCAAATTAACAAAAGATAACGAAAAGAATTTATTAGATTCATTACCACAAGTAGAACAAATCAATGATAATATTTTTGAACAAGAATGTATTATTGAATTAATACAACACGCGCTGGAAACCTTTAAGTCAATGGATTGGCAAGTTAAGAATCTAGTCCAATTGATGACAATGGAGATGTAATATGGTTAAGATTATTTTGGATAGAGAAAATAATAATAAATGCTTTCTTATCTCAGATAAGTTAGAACTTATTAGAGAACATTTCTCTTCATTTAATCCAGCAGCAAAATATGGCAGATCTCCATATATTCCAAAGAGATTATATGCAATTACTCCAATGGGTCAATTCGATATTGGCTTAGTAGAAGAAATCAAAAAGCATATTATTAACTATCCAGATGAAACATTGGAAATAGAAGAAGATGTTATCAAAAGACTCAAGCCATCGTTAAACAAACAAATTATTGATAGACTTAAATTATCTCTTAGAGATTACCAACAAGACGCTGTACATGCTTGTATGAGTAATGGTAGAGGATTAGCAGTATTGGCTACTGCTGCTGGTAAAACATTGGTTAGTGCTTGTCTCATTGAAAATTATTATTTGTATTCAGAAAACTTACAAAAGTTTAAATGTTTAGTTATAGTTCCTGATATTGGTTTGGTTGAACAAACATATAGTGATTATGTTGAATATGGTGTAACATTTAAAGTTGGTAAATGGTCTGGTGATAATAAGTTAGATAGTAGTTGTAACGTTATTATAGCAAATTCTGCGATATTGCAAAGAAGATTTTTAGAAAATTCTTGGATTAAAGATGTGGATTTGTTGGTTATAGATGAAGTTCATAGAATTACTAAAGGGTCTCAAATATCTAAAGTAGTAGAATCAATTACTACAGATAGGAAGTTTGGTTTTACTGGAACATTACCAGAAGACGTATCAGATAGATGGAATGTATTGGGTAAAGTTGGTCCAGTTCTTATACAAAAGAAATCTTCAGAACTTAGAAAAAGAGATATATTAACAAATGCAGAAGTAAAGATATTTAAAATTGATTATTTGGATGACCCACCATATGACTATAAAGTAAAGGGTCAAGAAAACTACATGATTGAATTGGATTTCATCTATAAAAGTATTTTTAGAAATTATGTAATTCAATCTACTTGTAAGAGTTTTAATAAGAATATATTGATTCTTGTAAACCATTTGGTTCATGGAGATTTATTATATAGCATTTTAAGTAACAAGTTTCCTGATAGAGAAGTTGTATTCATTAAAGGTGATGTTTCTACTCAAGATAGAGATAAAGCAAAACAGATGATGGAGAAAAGAAACAACGTAATATGTGTTGCGATGTCTTCAATCTTTTCAACTGGAGTGAATATTAAAAATATTCATATGATTATCTTTGCTGCTTTAGGTAAAAGCTTTACTAGAGTAGTTCAAAGTATTGGTAGAGGACTTAGAAAGCATAAAGATAAGAATAAACTTATCATTATTGATATTGCAGATAAGTTGAGGTTCGGAACGAAGCATTACATGAAACGTAAAACAATTTACACATCTGAACAAATAGAATTTAAAGAAATTGATATTAAAGAAAAATTATGAAAACTCCAAAAGATAAAGACAAATATTATGTAGATCCTATTAAATTTAGGCAAGAAATTGAATTGTATTATAAAACAAATAATTGTACTAATTATTTGGGAGATTGTATTAACAAGATTGCTGAAGGTCTTGGATACAATTCTAAATTTTATAAGTATTCTTACAAGGAAGAAATGATAGGAGACGCTATATTGAAAATGTTCTCCGCATTAAAACGTAAGAAGTTTGATATCCAATCTGAATCATCTCCATTTGGATATTTCACAACGATAGCATTCCATGCTTTTATTAATAGAATTAAAAAGGAAAAGAAACAACATGATACTGTTACCAGTTACAGAGAAAGAAAGTATGAAGAATATCTTTCTGTAAGTGAAGGACATGTTTATGTAAGACCTATTATTGACTCTACTGAAGAATCGTTTTTCGATCAAGATTGACAGAGATGGTAGTGTATGATACTATGGTTGAGTGAATTATTTTAATAGTAATAAAGTTGCGATATTCTCTGATATCCACATAGGAGTTCACCATGATTCTAAATTCTGGCACGATGTGTCTATGGATTGGGCTGAATGGTTTGTTAAAGAACTTAAAAGTAGGGATATCAGAGATGTTGTTTTTTGTGGTGATTACTTTCATACAAGAGATGAAGTATCTGTAGATAGTCTACATTTTGGAGTTAAATTACTGGAATTATTTTCTGATTTCAATCTTACAATGATTGTAGGGAATCATGATTGTTTTTTGAAAGACAGTTCTGATGTTAATTCTTTATCACCATTTAAAGGATGGAAAAATGTAAAAGTGGTAGATAAAGTTTTTACTGTTGATAGTCACGATAAGAAAATCAATTTTATTCCTTGGGGAATTAAACTTAATGATATTCCTGTTTGTGATGTAACCTTTGGTCATTTTGAAATTACTATGTTCAAAATGAATTCATTTGCTTTATGTGAAGATGGATTCGTTGCAGAAGATTTACTTAAAAAAAGTCCCTCAGTATTCTCAGGTCACTTTCATTTAAGAGATGAGAAGTATTATGATATGGGAAGAATAGTTTATGTTGGTAATCCATTTCAAACTGATTACAACGATGCTGGTTCTACAAAAGGTTTTTACTTGTGGGATGTAGAATCTGATGAGATTGAATTTGTGGAGAATAAGAAGTCTCCTAAGCATAATAACATTCAGTTATCACATTTGATTAGTGAAGGTTCTATTAATCAAAATGTAGTTGAATTGTTTGAAAATAATTTAGTAAAACTCAAGATTGATAGAAAGATTACTACAGATGATATGGAGTTTATTTTGAATAAGCTTCGTGCTCTTCATCCAACAGATTTAAAGGTTGAGTATGAAACTGTAGCTTCTGAATATGGGTTAGAAGAAGAAAGAAAAGACTTTTCTGGAATTGACATTCCTCAAGCAATTATGGAATATATTGAATTGATGGACATGAACAATAAAGATGAGATTGTGAAGTGTGCCTTAGAAATTTTTAACAAAGCTAAATCAGATGAAGTGCGTAAATTTTAAAAAACTAACTATTCAAAACTTTTTGTCATTTGGTAATGAACCTGTAACTTTAGACTTTAAAAAGGGTTTAAATATTGTTACTGGAGTTAATAGAGATGACAATGACAGAAGGAATGGTCTTGGAAAATCATCCATGATGGAATCATTGTATTATGCAATCTTTGGTTCAACTATCCGTGGAGATCTTAAAAAGGAATTAATTACAAACTCATTTACTAATGGTTTGTGTAAAATTGAAGTTGAGTTTGATGTTCAAATTGGTAGCAAAACAGATTCGTATAAGTTAATTAGAACTGCTAATCCTTCAAAATTATATTTGTATCATAATGGTTCAGATATTACTTTGGATTCGATTAAGAATACTGAAGAATATGTTCACAAATTGATTAATGCTACACCAAGTATCTTTGAGAACTGTGTTATCATGACATTGAATAATACTGTTCCATTTATGGCTAAGAATAAAGTTGATAAGCGTAAGTTTATTGAAGGTATTCTTAATCTAGATGTTTTTAGTAAGATGCTTAATATTGCTAGAGATGAATTCAATTCTAAGAAAAAGGACTATGATATTGAGTTTAATAAAATGCAAGGAATCGAAAGAAGTTTAAACTCTTTTGTTTCTCAGCGTAAAAGCATTCTTGATAATAGAGTTGCTAAACTACAAAAGTATTTGGAAAGAAAGGATTCTAACATCAAAGAAAAGTCTAACTTGGAGAATGAGATATTATCATTAAAAGTTGATAGTATGGATGATGTTAAGACTAATTTGAGTAAGCTTAATGATGCGTTTGTTAAGATTAACGATGCTTTAGATACAGCAAATAAAAACTTTTGGAAGTTGGATAGTTCTATTGAAAATCTTAAAGAAAAGATTAATCAAGTAGAAAGTAAACCAAAGTTTTGTCCTCTTTGTAAGAGAGAAAATGCTGAACATGATCATAGTGAAATCGAAAAAGAAAAGATTACTTACGAAACTAAAATTGGTGAGCTTTCTCAGAAGAAGAATGAGATTCAAGAATACATTACAAAAATGCGTTCTAAAAGAGATACTGTAAAGAATGGTATTGATGCTTGTAATCTAAAAGTTTCTACAGTTAAACTTGGACAACAAAAGAAGATTAATCTTGAAACCAGAATGAAGCAGTTGAATGAATGGTTATCAACATTGGATGAAGATATTCAATCAATGCAATCACAAGAAACTGAATTGGATGATACTATTTTATCTGAAGAAAAGCTTCTGAATGATACTAAAGATGTTGTTAATGAGAATCGTAATAAGATGAATATGTTGGATACAATGAAGTTTATCTTTTCAGAAGATGGAGTTAAAACATATATTGTAAATAAAATCCTTGAAGTATTGAATGAAAGAATTCAATATTATTTGAATAAGATGAATGCTAATTGTTTATGTTATTTTGATTGTCATTTTGAAGAAGAGATTATTAATGACAATAATAAAAAGTGTTCATATTTCAATTTCTCTGGAGCAGAACGTAAGAATATTGACTTTGCTTGCTTATTTGCATTCATGGATATGAGAATGCTTCAAGGTGATGTTTGTTATAATATTGCAATCTATGATGAATTATTCGATTCTTGTTTAGATGATAAAGGTATTAATTTAATTACTGAAATCATTAATGAAAGAGTTAAGAAATATAATGAGTGTGTTTATGTAATTTCTCATAGAAAAGAAAGCTTAGAAGCTGCAACAGGAGAAGTAATTTTCTTGGAGAAGAAAGATAACATTACTAAAAAAATAGAATACAATCCATTTAATTAACTTGAAAAAAGTACGACATACTATAAATCCTAGTATGTCGTACTTTAAGCCTCCGATACCTTTTCAAAAGGTCGAGCCACCAATTCCTGTTACAAGAGTAGCTCAACCTGCAAAATCATTTGAAAAAAGTCCAGAACTAGATTTACCTAGAGTAGTTCAATACACAGCAGATTTTAGTGGATGTGGTCTTTACAGAATGGGATGGCCATCTCATATGCTTAATTATCAAGCTAAGATGACTGTTACTGATACATTCGTAATGATTGGTGATCCTAATTGGTATCGTAATGTTAAAGCTGTCCGTGTACAACGACAAGCAACATCTGATCAAAAGAAATTTATAGAGTTCTTAAAAGGTATTCAGAATCAACTTGGATTTAAAATCATTTATGAAGTTGATGATGTAGTTTTTGCTGAAGATATCCCAGACTTTAATAAGTTTAAAGGAGCATTTACATCTCCTGAAATTCGACAAAATGTTATTGATATCATGAATATGTGTGATGAAGTTTCTGTCACATGTGATTTTATGAGAGATTTATATAGAGAAAAAACTGGTAAGAAAGAAATCTCTGTAATTCCAAACTTCCCTGCTAGATTCTGGATTGGAAATTATTTTGATCCAAATAAATTAAATAGAGATTATGATAACAATAAAAAGAAACCTAGGATCTTGTATTCGGGTTCTGGTGCTCATTTTGATGTTGAAAACAAGGTCAATCAAAAGGATGATTTCGAACATGTTATTAAAGCTATAATTGATACCAGACATAAATTCCAATGGATTTTCATTGGAGCATATCCACTTCAATTACATCCATATGTACAAAACAAGGAAATCGAATTCCATCCTTGGTGTAGATTGTATGATTTCCCTAAGAAAATCTATGATCTAAATGTACAAATGATGGTTGCTCCATTACAAGATAATAACTTTAATAGATCTAAGAGTGATATTAAGTATATTGAAGCTTGTTCGTTTGGTATTCCTGTAGCTTGTCAGGACATGATTACATACAAGGATGCTGAAATTAAATTTAAGACAGGTGAAGAAATGATTGCTAAGATTCAGGAAGAAGTCTTTAGAGCAGGACATTATAAGAATTCTTATCATAAACGTAGAAAAGTAGCTGAAGATAGATTCTTAGAACTAGATAAAAATTTGGATTGTTATGTAGAATTGTTTACTACACCATATGGTTCTAAGGATAGAAAGAACCTTACTAGATACAATTCGTATTAAATAGATACATGGCAGATGATAAACTCATAGAAGATTATGATTCCATAGATCCAACATCTATGGATATCAGTACCTTTGTAGAAAGAGGTTCTGTTACATATAAAGCTTCTATTGAAGAATTATCTAATTATTTGTATAGTAAATTGAGTGCTGTAGAATCCACATATCCTGTTTTATGTGGATTAACAGTATATCCTTCTTATATAGAAGAGGGTTCTTATGTTACAATAACTCCAAATGTTAGTGGATTACCAGAATTAAATTATGAGTGGATATTTAATTATAATCTAATCTCAACAGATAAAATACTTGTAATAAATTCCTTTGATGATAATCGTATCGGAGAATATTACTTGAGAGTTTATAATGGCTTTGGCGAAGCAACATCACAAACAATTACATTAAGTTCAAATCCATCAGCTACACAAAATGCTGGAGTTCCTAAATTAATTAGCTTTTTAACATATCCATTAAATGTTAATAAATTTGAAATCAACGATACAATAACATTTGATGTAGTTGCAAAGAATACTATTTCTAATGATTCATATTATGAATGGTATAAAAATGGTGAATTATTTACAACTACTACTAAGAACAAGATCAAAATAAATTTCTTACAAGAAGAAGATTTTGGATCATATAGTGTTAAAATAATCAATAATTATGGATCGATACAAACAGATAGTATTGATATTCGTTTTGAAACAGATGATCAGAAAATATTGAATCGTTGTTTAGGATTTCCAGTTAAAAGCTTTATTGAAAATAGTGTTGGATGGAATTTGACCGAATCAATTACAGCTGGATATAATGGTGAGATTGGTTTGAAAGGTTGTGATTTGTATATAACAGATTATAACGAATTTTATGTAGATGATTTAACAACTGAAGAGTTAAGATATATTTCTAATTACATATCATTATCTGTTTCAAATTATACATCAAATTATAGTAATTTAGGTATTTTAAGTAAAGTATCCAAAAATCCATTTAAACCTGTTGTAGGAAATGACGGATATAGTTATGACATGATAATAGATAGTTATGTTGGTAATGGATTAGATATTAATAGATTCATTATTTCTGGTACTAAAACCATTGTGCTGTAAATTTTCTTGAAGATTTGTTGTTGGTGTGATATTCTTCCATTTTATGGGAAAGATGAATGGTTATCGAAATGTTGTTTATGATATCAAGAAGAAAGAAGTCATCGTTTATACATGGGATGATGATGGTAATAGAATAGATTTCTCTGTTGATTTTAGACCATATCTTTATTTGGAAGATAATAAAGGTGAAGATGGTGTTAGTATTTTTGGAACTAAACTTAAGAAGTATTCATTTAAAGATTTGTTTGATAGAATGAAATTTGTCGAACAAAATAATCTTACAAGATTGTTTGAGAACATTAGACCAGAGCAGCAAGTATTATTGGATATGTTTTCAGAACATGTAGATGATCCAGACTTTTCTAAGTTCCCACTTAAGATTGCATATCTAGATATTGAAGCTGTTGATAAGGATGAGTTTTCTTCACCAGAAGATGCTAAAACTCCAATTAATGTAATTACAATTTATGATTCTTATCAGAAGATATACAATGTATGGGGATTAAAACCATTTAAAACTACTGATGCAGATGTTCGTTTTAAATTCTTTGCTGATGAAGAAGAGATGTTATTGGACTTCATCAAGTACATGGAAAGAGAAAGATTTGATGTAATTACTGGATGGAATATTCAAGGATATGATATTCCATATTTGATTAATAGGATTTCAAATATTTTACCAGAAGGTTCTGCTGCTAGATTATCTACAATTCAAAGTATCTATACCAGAGAAATGATGAGTAAGTTTGGTAAGAAGCAAATTATTTATAAGATTGAAGGTTTGTCTGTAGTAGATTATTTGGATATCTATAAGAAGTTTTGTTTATCTAATAGAGAAAGTTATAAGTTGGATCACATTGCCAATATTGAATTGAAGGAAAATAAATTGGATTATGGTGATAGAAGTTTGTATGAATTCATGAGAGATGATTGGAATACATTTGTTGAATATAACATTCATGACGTTCGATTGATTGTTAGATTAGAGCAACAATTAATGTATATTGATCTTCTTAGAATGATTGCTTACATGGGTTGTGGAACTTTAGATATGGCATTAGCAACTGTATCAGTAGTTGTTGGATGTGCTGCAATTAAAGCTAGGAAACAAAAGCAAATCATTAATACATTTGTTAGAGATTCTACTAGAGAAAACCCCGGAGGATTCGTATTTCCACCTGTTACTGGACATCATGAAGGTATTGTAACATTTGATGCTAATTCTCTTTATCCAAATATTATGATTTCATTAAACATGTCTCCAGAGACAAAGTTTGGTGTTATTACAAGTAGAGATGACAATTTTATTAATGTAAAACATGTTAATGGTAAAAATTACAAGTTAACTCATGAAAACTTTAAAAAGCTTTTAATTGATAATCAAATTGCTATTTCAAAAGCTGATGTTCTTTTTACTCAAAAGAAGAAAGGCATTATGTGTGATTTGGTTGATGAGAACTACAAAAAACGTGTTCAAATCCAAAAGAAGTTTAAGAAACTCAAGAAAGAATTAGATGCTGGAGAAGTAAGTAATCCTGAAGATGTTCTTATTGAATGTAATCGTTTAAAGACTAAACAACAAGCTATTAAGATTTTCATTAATAGTGTTTATGGAGTTTTTGGAAATAAGAAAGCACCAATTGGTGATGATGATATTGCAAGCTCAATTACTCTTACTGGACAATCTGTAATTCAAAAATCTAAAGATATTATTCAAGAATATTTTGTTCAACGTATTGGTAAAGATGTAGATGATTGTTTCTTGTATGGAGATTCTGATAGTTGCTTTATTACAGTAAAACAAATACCTGTAAAGATCTTTAATGGTAACAAAGTTACTAAAGAAGGTTATGCAGAAATCGATAAGATTAATGATTATCTTAATAAAGGTATTGCCAAGTTTATGAAGGATGAATTAAATTCTATCGATTCTAGGATTGAGTTTAAACGTGATAAAATATCTGATAAAGGAATTATGTTAAGCAAGAAAAGATATGCTTTACATATTCTAGATGAAGAAGGTTTACCATGTGATGATTGGAAGTATACTGGAATTGATTTGGTTAATACTAGAATGCCAAAAGAAATCAAACCTCATGTAGAAAAGGTAATCCAAACAATGATTCTTACAAAATCTAAAACATTAACTAATCAAGCATTTAAAAATGTATATGATAAGTTTCTTGATATGGGTGTTGAAATGATATCATTAACTAGCGGAATTAAGAAGCTGGAAGAATATACTAATAAATGTGATGGTAATATTACAATTAAAGGAATGCCTTGTCATGTAAAAGCTGCTTACTTTTATAATAGAATCATTAAGGAATTGAAGATTGATAATAAGTATGAAGCTATCTTTAGTGGAGATAAGATCAAATACTTTTATGTTGATGTTCCAAATTCATATAATGTTGAAGCTATAGCATTTAAGAATAGATTCCCAAAAGAGTTCGAAGATTTATTCCAGATTAATTTGGAAAAGATGTTTGATAAAGATGTGTATCAATGTATTGAAAGGTTTTATAAAATAATGCAGTGGGAAATTTATAAACCAACTAGTCAATTTAAAGTTGATTTGGATGAACTTTTCTCTTGATTTGGTGATATCTGTATGCTATATTATATAAACATATGGCTAATCAAAAAATTATATTCATTGACGGAATTGGTAGAACTATTCTTGGAGAACAAGTTTCTTCTACTGGAACAACTCTTAATGTTAAGAATCCTGTAATGATTCATACTATTCAAGGTGAACGTGGTCAACTTCAAGTTCAGTTAATTCCATTATTCTTTAACGAATTCCTTCCTGAATCAAAACGTTCAGATGGGTCTACTTGGGAATATAAGACATCGGCTGTTACTGTTGGAGTTGGTGTTGAAATTGATGAGCGTTTAGCTGGTCAGTATGATAGGATTTTTAATCCATCACCAATTATCACACCAAGTGGTGATGGTAATGTAGTTAAGTTGTTTGATGACGAAGGTAAGTAAGATATAGTTCGGTCGCTAATAAAAAGCTACTACTTATAAAAAAGTAGTAGCTTTTTTCTTTTTGTTGTGTTATTATATGTTTATATGGATAAAGATATTATATCTGCTTTAGGTGCTTTCGATGATAATCCTCATGCAACTATGCTTGAGGATAATACATTATCACAAGTCAGTAAATGGATTGATACTGGTAGTTATTCTTTGAATGCTATCTTATCTGGTAAGATTAAAGATGGTGGAATTCCTTGTGGTAGGATTACAACATTCTATGCAGAATCACAAACTGGTAAGAGTTTATTCTTACAAAAGATTATTGCAAATGCTCAAAAGCAAGGAATGATTGCTGTTATTTTAGATTCTGAAAATGCTATTGAAAAAGCAGGAGCAGAAAAACTTGGAGTTGATCCAAAACTTACTAAGTATGTTCCAGTAACTACTGTAGAAGAATGTAGGAATTCATTACATAAGTTTTTAACTTCTGTATATGAAAAGAACTTGCATGGTAAGTTTATTGTAGCTATTGATTCTTTGGCAAACCTTTCTAGTGAATTGGATATCTCTCGTATCGAAAAAAGTTCTACTGCTGTAGATATGGGTGGTAAAGCTAGATCACTTAGAACATTGCTTGTTAATACAACACACTTAGCTGCTAAGACTGGAACACCAATTATTGCTACTAATCACTTATATGATGATCCTACAGCATTACATCCAACATTAGTTAAGAAGATGTCTGGTGGAAAGTCTATTGAATATCTATCTTCTATTGTTTTACAAATGAGTAGAAAGGCAACTAAAGAAGATACATCAAAAGATGATAAGGTTGCTGTTGGACAAAGAAATTATGTTGGTATTCTTATTAGAGCTTTGACTACTAAGAATCGCTTCTTGAAACAATACTTGGAAGGTGAAACATATATTTCATATGATAGAGGTGTTGACCGTTATCATGGCTTATTAGATTTAGCTGTTGGTTTCGATATTATCCAACAAAATGGTCCAACTTACACATTTGATGGTGAGAAGATTGGTTATGCTAAAAACTTCGTTAGAGATCTTAAGTTCTGGGAAGATAAGATTATTCCAAAGCTTCAAGATAAGATTGATGTAGCTTGGAAGCTTGGTTCAGTATCCCAAGAGGATGAAGAAGCTTTCCTAACAAATATGTACGAGAAGTAATTATAAACTAAAAAGCCCCCGAAAGGGGGCTTTTTTATTATCTACCATTATATCGTTCTTCTGTAGAGTACAATTTTTGTAGTCTCTTTTTATATTGTTCGTTTAATAATTTAGCAGATTCTTTTCTTTTAACTTGAGCAGATTCTGCTGCTGTAGCTAATTCTGGAGAATCTACATCCATATCAGAATAAGAATCACTATAGTCTTCTGAGTCGAATGTATCATCTTGAGTTTCTTGTGATGCTGCAAAATAATCTCCAACTACATCTTCTTGTTCTTCCTCTTGTTCTTCTTGTTCAACTTCATTTTCTACTTCTTGAGTTTGTGTTGAAGTAACTTGTTGTAATTCTTGTCTTAATTTTGGTTCAAATAAACCTCTAGTAATATAAGGAGAGTTAGCGATTTGAACGATTTCATCAGCTTTTAATATTGATAAATCGAAGTTTTCACCATACTTTAATTTAAGTTCTTCTGCAATTTTTTGAACTACATAAACTGGAGATTTGCCAAGAGTATTTCTAT